TCAAGACCCCTAAAGAAATGACATTCGACGATGTCACTCCATCCCTGACAAGAGGCGAAGCGGCGCGGGTCAATCGCAACAATGAGATTATTGCGCGCATAAGCGACCGCGAGAATCTTCCACTTAAGACGAAGGCTGAAGTGGAAGTGATGATTACTCGTCTGGATGGCATCGAAGAAGAGATCCGCTTGGCGAACCTAACTCTTGACGAACCAGTTTCTAAACTTCTTGACAGTAGAGAGGTGATCGTTCAAGAGATTCAGGACAGGATGGCGGAACTAAGTCCCCAGTTGGGTTCTAGGTTGAAGAAGATCGAAGATGTTTCTGGGAAACTTAACTGGGAAGGTTCCGACGAAGGCTACATTACTGTAATGGTTGGCGGGAAAAAAATAAGCATCCCTGCCGCTTTCAATAATGAGGGTTACAACATGGGTGCGGGTTATCGTGCTGAGGCTTCAGCGGCTCTCACATCCCGCGCGACTTGGGACCCTTCTAGTAGTGCCACTGGGCTTAAGGGCCATTGGGCTCGTACGGGTAACGTGAAGGACTTGGCACCCCACGAGGATGGTTACTGGGAAGAACTAGCATACGTAATTAAGGCCCATTTTCGCGGGGATAGGTTTATCCAAAAGATCCTTGAGGGCGAGACGGACGAGAATTTGATGCTGTGGATTAGGTCACAGGAAGGTGTCGCGTACCAAAAGTCAATGGGTAAAGAATACTTAGTGACGGAGACTTCCTACATTAACAACACTAAGGTTGTTGCGGACCGGGTTCAAGAAATGCGTACTGTTATAAGGTTGGTTAAACAGTACATCCCTGATGAGAAGGTGCGCAAGCGTGCCGCCGCTGGGGAACTAGGTCCAGCCGATTTGCAGAAGTCAATGGGTGGTCGTAGTGATCTTAGTCACGTTGTTGGTAAGGAACTGCAGGCTTCCGGCTTAGGCCCGTTGAAGCAGGGTGCCGCCTCTGCCAGCAAGGTCCTTGATAATGTTTGGCAGTGGATTGCTACGATGCCTGAGGATCGTCTTGCCCGCTGGCCTTTCTATGGCAGAGAGTTCCAGATTCAGATGCAGCGCATGATTGATGTGCGTGAGGGTATTGACGGCACAACGATAGCGTTAGAGGCTATCCCTGCTTTGCGTCAGGCCGCTCACCGCATGACTCTTGACGAGTTGGAAAAGACTTTCTACAATATTCGACGTTACAACAATGCCGTGTACATGTCTCGTTTCCTTCTAGGTTTCCCCGGTGCCATGTTCAACTCGGTGTACCGTTACGGTAGATTTGCTGTGAAGGAACCTGAAAGGTTGACCGCTATCGGTAACGTTATCGGGTCTGGCGTAGCAACGTTTGGTGTGGACGAAGAAGGCAATAAGGTTGATAGTATTAGCGAAGCCGTATATCTTGTGGTTCCGGGTACAGTCAATAAGGACCGCCCCGAGGGCATCAGGGTCCCAGTCAATTTCATGAACTCTATTGCTGTGGGGGCACCTTCCCCGTCATATGGCGCGGCAGTGGCGGTCAGTGCCGTGTATAAACTTAACCCCGCTAGCGAGCAGGCGTTAAAAGACTTAATGGGTGAAGAGAACTATGACCTAATGTTTCCTTATGGGGTCCAAGCGAACCCTGCGGCTAACATACTTTCAAGTTACCAGAAAAGTTTTCTTTCTGCTTGGAAAGAGTTCGATGATGAGGCTTTCCTTAAGGCTTCCGTGAATATTCACGCCCATGAAATGGCTCAGTGGGAGAAGAACGGTTCAGACCCCGAGGCGATGCCAGATTACAAGCAGTCCAAGCAGGACACGAGAAACTTCTTCCTCTTTAAGATGGGTTTCAAGTTTGCTGATTCTTTCAGCACGCAGGTTCCTAACGTTACGCGGGTTCCGGGACAGTTCATGCGGGATAAGTATCGCATGTTGAAGGAAAGTTACCCTCAAGATCAGGCAGGTCGTGAGGCGGCTGATGTGGCTTTCATTGCCAAGTATGGCGAGTGGGCTGAGTGGTACACGAAGTCTACAACTAACAGTCGCGTCTACGTTCCTAGCACGCAGGAGGCTTTCAAACGCTTGTGGAAGGATAACGCTGGCCTGACGGAGCAGTTGGTTGCGATGAACCCTAAAGATATTACGATGGTTGGTTTGCTTGCGACAGGTACTGATACTGGGGATTTCTCAAATAGCGTTTACAACTATTTGAAGGATAACCCGCTGCCGGGTGACACTAAACCTATCTCCGAGAAGATGACTCCTTTACAGTTCGCGGCAAGCGTCAAGGTTGAGGAGGGTTACGCTGCTAAGAAGAGAAGCAAAGCCCTTCTAGATGCCGAGTTGGTTCGCTTGAGAACCCTCCGAGATGCCGCCACGACGAGCATGCCGGACAGGGAAATGTATCGTGAAGACATAGTGACGATGACTGACGCTTACAATCTCTGGCTTGATGATTTGAAGGGAAGCAATGAAGAGTTTGCTGCTTCTCAAACCAGTATCCAGATCAGGAAGAGGTCCGAGTCTGCTGCTTTGTATCTGAAAAAGATTCTAGATAACGACAAGTTTATGAGTTCTGTCAAGGACGATCCTACTTGGGAAAACTTCGGTTTCCTTCTTCGGGCTCGTACGACCTTGAAAGAGGCGTTGGCGTTGCCTGACTTGGAGGACGAAGCGAAAGACACTGTGATTATAGAGTATCTTACTTATGTTCGGGACAACTTGTCCACTGACCCTGACTTCGATGGTGTTTGGGAGCGGTACTTCTCTGAAGAGTTTGAAGTCAAAGGCGAAGAATTGGAGACAGAGTAATGGTATTTTATACTGGTGGTAATAAGACACCTAGTATGGCGAGGACTCACGAGCATGGCAAGGAAGGGACGGAGAGTCGGCCCGGGGACTTCGATCCTGACAGCATCAAGAATCTGAATAAGCCGAGCGACACCGTGACGCTAGATGACGGTTCGGTAATGACGGTGACCCCTGACCAGAAGCGCACTCCTGAAGGTGAACCGGCTAGCGTTTGGATGCCGGACTACACAAGACGGAATCAGGGAACGCGACGCTACAACGCTGACCGTGGCGGTGGCTACCTGCAGGGTGTCATTAATCCTAACGAGTCTGCTTTTGATGCACAGTTGTTCAACAACCTTTCTAAGGCTGAGGCATTATCGGAGTGGGATACTTCGACTGGTTATTTGAGCCCTGAACTTAAGGCTTCGATTGAGGCTTTCGCTAAAGAGAGTGGCACTTCTTCCAGTAGCGGTAGAGGGTTGTGGGTGAAGGCAATCAACGGTTCTTACGCCCAGTCGAGGAAGGGAAACAGGGTTTCTCCTTTCGAGATCATCCAAGGGATGGTGACCGAGTTTGATAGTAAAGGTCCCGGTAGGGGCAGTGAGACTTTAGGGGGAAGGTCCGCTTACGCTGGCCCTGTCCAGTCGAACGTCAGTTCGATCATGGCTGATGAGGACATTCCAAGAACTTTGAATGAGTTCGCAACGGAAATGCTTGGTCGTAATCTTACTGAGAAAGAGATGAACAAGTACACTAAAAAGTTTAAGAAGCAAGATAGGGAGAATGAGCAGATCTCACTTCGCACCCCTAACGGTCCTGCTCAGTCTAGCACAGTGACTCAGGAGAAGGTGACGCGGGACACTATCGCTAGGAACATTATGCAGGAGAATCCGGCGTACGCGGATCAAACCATCAACACTGACGTTCTCGATATTTTTGCTAAAAGGTTAGGTATTTAATATGGCAGACGACTGGAAGTTAAAAAAAGATGGTGGCAAGGTACTCAAGGATAAAGACTTTGGTGGGTCTGCCAACGAGGCACTGACTGAAGCGGATAGGGACGCTACTACCGCAAGGTACTCGTACATTTTCTACTTGGTTCAGAAGTATCCTGAGTTGCAGGGCTTCTTGGATGAGGTCACGAGCACGATCAACAATAGTGCGACTGGTGTTATTACTGAGGCTGAAGTTGCTCAGATAACTAAAAGGTACGATTACTTCACTCGTCTTGATTCGGAGCAGCAAGCCTCTGAGAATCAGATGGCGGAAGATGCGTTAAACAACACTTCTATTTATGAAGATTCTATTCAGGGACTCCGGTCTAAGATTGGTGCGGATGCCCTTTCTAAGGGCATAACTCTTGATGAAGACCAGTTGGATAAGTTGGCGAGACTTGCCAAGTACGAGAACTTTACTCCTGATGAGATTAATACTTCTCTTCGTGGTGTCGCTCAGATTGATGGCACCAAGGATCTTACGGGTACTGCAGGGGATTACTTGCAGGCTTTGTCGCAGTGGTCGGCAAAGAATGGTCTGCAGATCCCTCCCGATTCTTTGAATCGTCTTCTCACTGCTGGTGCTTTCGGTGACCAGACTCTTGAGGACATGAAGGCTGAGTTGCGTGTCAAGTACTTGGCTGGTTCGTTTCCGGGTTGGGAGAAGGAGATTCGTGCTGGGGCTGACCCGTATGATCTTGCTGCTCCTTACCGTGCGACGCTTGCGAACATGCTTGAGTTGAGTGAGCAGGATATTTCTTTTGATGATGATCTTCTTAGTCAGGCTATGCAGTCAAATATGACTATCACTGATTTGAAGCGGGAGGCCCGTAAGGACCCTCGCTGGGATAAGACGGAGAATGCTTTGAAGGCTGCAACTGATGCTGGGTCTAATATCCTTACTATGTTTGGGTTGAGGTGATTTGAGTGGCTATACAACAATGGCGTAAGGACATGAACGCTGCTCTTGGTGTCGCGGAAGCGGAAAGGGCCGCTGGCAATACTGCGGCTGCTATTGCTGCTGCTAATAATGCCATGAGTTTTTCTCGAACTTCGGCTTCTTCCACGGCTGTACATAAGGCTCGTCAAAACATTTACAACACCACTCCGGCTACTGCCCCAACTGTTGAACCAGAGACCGGACCCGGAGGAGCCGGTCCTTCCGCTGAGGACGCATACTGGGCGGATAAGGCTGCACGGGAGTCTACTGCCGCGAATGCGGCGGAAGCGCGAAGAGTTAAGGCTGCTTCCGATAAACTTGAGGGAGAAAGAACGTCGGCTAGAGGGTACCTCAACACGCTGCTCAGCGAGTACAACATGCAGTCTCTTGCCGGTAGCGTGTGGGGTTTGGTTCAACAGTCAACCAACAACGACTGGCTCATGGAGCAGGTCCGCCTAACAAGCGACTACAAGGCTCGTTTCAAAGGTCTCCTCACTTTGCGTGGTCGTGGAAACACGGACATTCGTAACGAGGCAGAGTACCTAGATCTTGAGACTGACTACCGTAGTGCCTTCAACGAGGCTGGTCTACGCGACTACCTTGGTACTGATGGTAGCCAGAGTGAGTATGATTCTATCGCTGAACTTGTGGGTGACTACAGTGTTTCCGTTGAAGAAGTAAAGGCTCGCATTGGTGACGCTCAGCGTATTGTTGCTGATACTCCTCAAGAGGTGCGGGACTCACTGCAGAAGTTTTACAACATTGATCCTACACTGCTGGTTGAGTACACTCTTGATCCGACACGTAGCCAGAACAAAATCAACTCGGTGGCTAACGCAGCCGTCGTTGGTGGTTACGGTACGAGGGCTGGTCTTGACTTGGATGTTACTGGTGCGGAACTTGTCGGTAACCTTGCTGGTGATGCGGATATCAGGTTGGAGTCTTTGAACAGGAACCTCGTGCAGGGTGCAACCCTGCGGGATGCCACTAAGCGTCTGGCTAACATTGACAAGATGGAACTGTCTGACAGTGAAGCGTTGACTGCATCTATGGATGCTGACGCTACAGCCAAGAAGAAGGTGACTGGTTTGCAGTCTCGTGAACGTGCCCGCTTCGGTGGTGCTGGTGCTTTCGGTCCTGACGCATTGAAGAGTCTCAAGAAAATATAACTGAATAAGGGGCATGAATGGAAAGCCTCGCTAATAAATCCCCATGTGGGACCTAGCGGGAGACGAGAGTTCGATCCTCTCCATGTCCACCATCACTACGACCCATCGGCCCGTAGGATGTATGAAGTCCGATAGTCACAGCCTCTGTCACCTTCCCCTAGGTGGCAGTGTGGGTGGCGATAACCTATCAATGAATAGTAAGGGAGTAAATAATGTCTGATTTCGATTGGGACGAAGACGATACAGAGAACGCAGGGAATGAAAGTACTGGCATGAAAGAGTTACGTAAGGCACTCCGCGCGGAGCAGAAGCGTAACAAAGAAATGTCCGGTAAGTTAGATGAAATGCAGAACATGTCTCGTGATCGTACTGTCAAAGATATTATTTCATCGAAGGGTCTACCTGATAAGATTATCAAACTGATCCCTTCTGATGTGACATCCCCTGAGGATGTGGAAAGTTGGGTTGCAGAGTACGCCGATATTTTCGGTGCCTCTACTCCTTCTAACCAAAATCAGGAACCAGCGGTTGATGCCGCAGACATGAAGGCGTTGCAGAGAATCTCTGACACGCAGTCATCTGGACAAACATTCGACGGTGACTTCGACCAACTGGATGCTCGCATCCGGGCAGCGTCGTCACCTGAGGAACTGAACAAGGTCTTGTTCGGCAACGCGCATGGACCGCAGGTTGTTTGATTCATAAAACATTCAATTAAACATATTCACTTTGGAGGTGAAATCGCAAAATGACTGACGCTTATACAGGTACAACCGCTATGTCCAACTTGGTCAAGGCGGCCTACGATCGCTATGTAGAGTTTGCTCTACGTTCACAGCCTTTGTTCCGCAACCTTGCGGACAAGCGCCCCGTTCAGCAAGCAATGCCCGGTTCCAGCGTAGTATTTTCGCTGTATCAGGACATGGCTGCTGCTACTAGCACTCTCACTGAGGCGACTGACCCGGATGCTGTTGCTGTAAGCAACACAACCAATGTCACTGTCACTCTTAATGAGTACGGCAACGTTGTTCTTGAAACCAAGAAACTAGGGGAATTCGCGTTCTCTGACGTTGACCCTGCTATCGCTAACCTTGTTGCATACAACATGGCTGACTCTATTGATCGGGTTGTTGTTAGCACTCTTATCGGTGGAACGAACGTGTACTACGGTGGAGATGCTACTGATACGGATGAAATCGTTGCAGCAGATGTTCTTACCGGAGCATTGATTCGCAAGTCTGTTTCAAAGATGCGTTCAGGTAATTCGGTTCCTCGTGAAGGAATGCTGTACGCAGCATACATGCACCCTGAGGTTGCATATGACCTTCGTGCGGAGACTGGTGCGTTGTCCTTCGAGGACATCCGCAAGTACACCGATCCTAATGTTGGTAACGTCCTTAACGCCACGACTGGTGTTTATGGTGGAGCGTACGTTGTGGAGACACCACGGGCGTACACCGCTACGGATGGTGCTGCTTCCGCTAAGGTATACCGTACGATCATCGCTGGTCAGCAAGCACTCGCTGAGGCGACTGCTGTTGAGCCCGGTATCGTTCAGGGTCCGATTGTGGACAAGTTGATGCGCGCACGGCCTCTTGGATGGTACAGCCTGCAAGGCTGGGCTATTTACCGTCAAGATTCTTTGTACCGTATTGAGTCATCTTCAAGCATTGCGTAAGTGATGTTCGGGGGGCATCCGTGAGGGTGTCCCCCTACCCAATCTTATTGAAACTATTTTAAGGATCTTGCTGTGGCTGATAACCTTCCTGACACTATTGAGAATGAACTTCTTGATGCCCTTGTCGGTACTTCTACTTATAGTATTACTGGCGCAACTAAACTTCGACTAATGACCGCTAATGGTAACGATGCTTCTGCTGGTACTGAAGTTACTGGTGGTTCGTACGTTGCTCAAACTATTACTTTTACTTCTGCCGCTTCGGGTGCTATCGAGAATGACAGCGCGTTGTCGTTCACTGGGATGCCTGCCGTAACCGTGGTTGGTATTGAGGTTTATGATTCTGCCGGTACTGCTAAGCGTCTACTTTATGGGGCTTTGACTTCTTCCCGTACGGTGACTGCTGGTGACACTGTGCAGTTCGCTTCAGGTGCGATTGATATTACTCTGTCGTAATGTTTGACATTACAGAGGGTATTGTTGACGGGCTGGGGTTCCCCCAGTTCTTTGACGGTGCGGCTGCTTTTACTGCCGCATCGGATATGGTGAGTGCTGCTAACATTACGGCTCTTGCTACGTCTTCTTTGTCTGCTTCTTCTGCAATGTCTAGTTCGGCAGTTATCCTTGTTCAGGGTGCTTCTGCGTTGTCTGCTGAGGTAACTTTAACAATTACTACCACAGTGGTTAATGCTGCTGCTAGTCTTGTTGCGGGGCAGTCAAACATGACAGCCACCTCAAGTTTCCTCTTTGACGGTTCAGCGTCAATGTCCGCTAGCGTGGATTTGAGCGCGTCTGAGGTGCTTGTAAGGTACTTGGTACCTAGAACCCTCACAGGTACCCTAACCCTCTCAGCAGCCCTGTATGAGCCGTTAAACGTGCTTGTGCTGCCTGTTGTGCAGTACACGTACACTGAGGACAGGCTGTTGAGGCGATACAGCATAAACTCAGGTCAATCCCTACTCATCAACGGGACTACAGGGGTCATTCAAGACTTCGTAGCCCAAGAGGACACCCTCAATGCTGACTACTATTTTGCTGGCGGTCATCGCTACGTTCTGGATACGGCAGAAGTTGCGGCTGTAACAAACTCGGGACACGGCGACCTTATCACTATCGAAACCCTTTAAGGAACAGTATGAACTGTCGAACTGGATGCAAAACCAAGGATCATGCGACGTACGGGCAATGCCTGTCCGCCGCTAACGTTCGTGTCGCTGCAACCATGAACAACCCTTTCTCTGGCGATGTCAAGAAGGAACTGTCCGCATACCGGACGGCTAGGGTTAATGGTATCCAACCTGAAGGAACAACGATCACTAAGGTTCGTGAAGCGGAACGCGCCTCAACCTTACTTGGTCGCCCTTACAACGCTGACGTTGATCCTCCCGCTAACATGGTTGTGAACAAGAACGCGGCACGATTTATGAATGCGAGTTAATTGTGACCACATTTGATGAAATGATTGACGACACCCTCCTACACCTACAAGGGTACACTACCCAGCAGGATCAGGTAACCCACCTTACTTCTAGTGTGACAGCCGACGACACCTCAATGGTGATCTCGGACGTGTCAGCGATCTCTCGCGGGATCGCAGAAATAGGCAACGAACTCGTGTGGATTGACACGGTAGACCAGTCAACTGGGACACTCACCATTCCACCTTACGGTCGCGGCTACCGTTCATCCACTGCAGCGATACACGCCAGTGGTTCAATGGTCACGTCGTCACCAATGTTCCCCCGCAAAATGGTTGCTCAAGCAATCAACGACACGGTTAAAGCCGTGTACCCTGACCTGTTCGCTGTGGGTTCCACTGAAATAGACTTCTCCCCAGCAGTAACCACATACTCCATGCCCAGCGGGGCACTTGACGTGCTCCAAGTAGCATGGAAAACTACTGGCCCTTCTAAGGAATGGCTACCTGTTCGCAGGTTCCGCGTAGACAAGCATGCTTCTACGGACGTTTACGCTACGGGTGTTTCCGTGAGCGTGTACGATTCTGTGGTTCCGGGTCGCCCAATGAAGTTTGTGTTCACGAAAGAACCTACACCTTTAGTTAACGACAGTGACGTGTTCACTACAGTAACAGGGTTGCCTGCTTCTACGCAGGATCTTGTTCGTTTCGGTGCAGCCTACCGGCTGGTCCCATTCTTTGATTCCGCTCAACTGTCCGGTCAGTCTGCACAAGCAGACTTCTCCGCGACACAGCGACCTGCTGGTTCGTCCAGTGCACTGTCCCGTTTCCTTCTGCAAATGTATCAGGTTCGTCTTGCTGAAGAAATCAAAAGTTTACAATCCTCGTTCCCCGTCCGTTCGTACTACACCCGATAGAAGGAATAAAATATGGCTAGAAGGTATTACTCCAGTATAGCAGCGAAGACTACTCTCACTGCTGGCATTAGCAGCGGTGCTGTTACTATGGGGGTTGCTGCTGTTGTCGGTTGGCCCGCAACGTTCCCGTACACGCTCATACTTGACGTGGACACGGTAACTGAAGAGGTCGTCACGGTGACGGGTCGTTCCGGCACCACGATCACTATTACTCGCGCATCGGATGGCACTACCGCCTCGGCACATAGTGCCGGTGGCACGGTACAGCATGGTGTGTCTGCCCGTGACTTCGAGGAACCTAATGCCTTCCTTAACGCTGGCACGTTGCCTCTTGTTACGGCTAAAGGTGATTTACTTGCCGCTACTGCTAGTGGTGACGTTGATCGTGTGGCGGTTGGAACAAACGACTACATCTTCACGGCTGACAGTGGCGAGGCGGGTGGCGTGAAGTGGGCACAACCGGGAGCGACACCCACGCAGAACACGCAGACTGGCACGACCTACA